TTCAATATCAACTAGGATATTAATTCTTACTGGCTTATTTTCAAATTTACTCATATACTTATAAATACGTTAAAATTTTATAAAAGTTTCTTTTTTGTGAAAATATTTTTCAAATATATAGTTTTATGTGACTTTACATAAGATTGTCTAGGTTTTTATTAACTGTTGGCGAACCCTCATTCTTCAGTGATTTTGATATTGTCTTCCTGATCTTTATTGTGAGTTTAAAGAGGAAGTCAGTTTTTTTCTTGTTTGCTTTATATTTCCTATTAGATTCAATTATTTTTTCTTTATTATTAGCATAATACTTTCTTCTACGCTCTCTTCTTTTTTCTATATATTCTTTTTTTTGATATTTATCTTTATTTTCCTGATACTTTTCTCTTTGTTTTAAATTTTTTATATCTCTATTTTTTTCTTGTCTTTCTTTAATTTTCTCTATATTATTTTTTCTATAACTTTCCCAATGCTCTTTTATTTTTTCAGGATTATCTTTCCTCCATTGAGTTCTTTTTATATTTATTACTTCCTTATTTTTCTGATAATACTTTTTACGTTTAAGTTTAATGATTTCCTTGTTCTTATGGTAATAAGTTTCTGACATTAGATTTATTTATAAATATATTAAAAAACTTTTAGTACTTAAAGTATACTTTGTTATATTCTATGTTATTGCAATTTAGGAGAAAAATAATCAAAAACTTCAACACCCCCCTTACCCCCCTCATTTGATTTATAATTATTCAATTAACTGATTTACAGTTATTTAATTATCTTTCAAAAAAAGAGTTAAACCTTTCGGTTTACATATCTATTATTAATGTATTAATAAATATGGTAGAGGGGTTTTTTGTTATTTTTTCTCCAAATATGTCATGCATATTCAGCGTGAAAACACATAATTCTGAAACCAACACCCAGAAGAAAACAGAGTTTTATGCGAAAAAGAGTAATGCAAAAGTATAAAATTTAAGTATATAAATCAAATTATTTTAGACTATTTATAAAAAAAACTTATGTCTACCACTGATAACGTAGGAAGAAACCTTGATAAACAATTTGAAAATTTTAACTATTTACCCCAAGAGATTGCATTGGATGATATGGGGTTGGCATTACGAGATTCTCTTTTAAGTTTAAATCTTAGTGTTCCTATAGAGAGTGGAATGATAAAAAAGGTTCCAATTATTCATGTGATGCAAGAATTGTGGGCAGAGAGAAAGATGAATTGGGGTGATATGAGGAATGAGCAGGGAGAGGAAGTCACTCGCCCTTTTATGACTCTTTATAGACTTGGTGTTAAAAGAGGAACTGCTCCAATGAGATTTACTATTCCACAAAAAAGAAAATTTAGATTTGTGAAGACTCCTAAGTTTGATGGAACTTTAAAGGGATTTGATATTTGGAAAGTTCCGCAACCTGTGTATGTAGATGTTTCATATGAGTTAAGATTTGTTACACATTACCTTCAGCATGTAGACGATTTTTATGAAACTATTTTGAGAGACGGGTATGCAGATGATCAGAGATATTTGAAAGTGAATGGTTATGATGTACCCAGCATTATTGGTGAACCCACAGAAGAGAATACAACTGAGGATATAACACAAGAGAGAATTTTTCAAGTTGTGGTTCCAATAACTATACATGGAAAGTTGATAGACGCTACTAAATTTGAGAAAGTTAATACAATAACCAAAATTTCCATTAAAATTACAGAGAAATAAAATGATTTCATCTTTTTTTCTCTATTTATAATAAAATAGAATTAAAATCAAATAAAAGAAATAATATGGCAACAATTTTCGTATCCCCAGGTGTTTTTACAAAGGAACAGGATTTCAGTGTATTTGCGTCCAGAATAGGTATAACAAGATTAGGGTTAGTGGGTGTAACCAAAAAAGGTCCAGCTTTTGAAGCTATAAAAGTAAGTAGCACTGAAGAATTCAATCTGAGATTTGGTGGGACTCATCCTGATTATCCGCTAACATATGTAGCAAATTCATTTTTGGCACAATCTGATGAATTAACCATAACAAGAGTGTTGGGAGAAGAGGGTTTTGTAAATTCTCCTGCATGGCTAATCGTAGCAAATTCTGCTGCAAGTTATGGTGGTTCATTTATAGAAAGTGGGGCAACATTTTCAGTTTCTAATTATACCGCTGAAACTACTGGAACACTTGTGATAACTGCAACTACTGGAATGGTGGATGGAGCTGTATCTGCGGCTACGGCTGATAACATTAGTGTTGATATTGCTGTAAGTTCAGCAATTACAATGGCACAAATGGTTACAGGGCTTGCTGCAACACCTTTTTCAGGTTCTATATGGACGGTTACTGGGGGAGATTCTACAAATGTTTCAGATTTCACTAGTGCAGTAACTTTTGCTGTTGAATCAAAAGGTTCAGAATCAGGTTCTACCTTGGCAGTTCTTAGAAGTAAGAAAAACTCGTCTACGGGGGCATATTATTTTTCAGCTCAGACTGATGTGACAATTACAACTTCAGTTAATGATTTTGGTGGTAACACCACTACTCCTACTGGAACATTTACGCTTAGTGGTGGAACTGGAAGTCCTTGGTCAGCCAGTAGTTATATAATATCTCTTGATGAAACAAATGATAATTATATAGTTAAATTACTTGGAAAATCTCCTAAAGTAATAACTGGAGCTCAAAATTTATATGTTGAAAGAATTTATCCACATTTTACAAGACAAGCGTCATCTGATTCATATATCACAGGTATAATGTCAGGGCTTACTTATAAGAATACTGATGATTATACAGATTTTGAAAATACTTACACAAATGCAATAACTCCTTGGCTTGTTTCAAGAGTTGTTGGTGGAGAAGTAAGAAGATTATTCAAGGTTCATACTATTTCTGATGGAGATGCTTCAAATACAGAGGTAAAAATCTCAATTCAAAATATAGATATTGTAAACAAAACATTTACACTTGTTGTAAGAAGATTTGGTGATACTGATGCTTCTGCTAATGCAACTGCACTTGAGACATTCTCAAATCTTACAATGGATGATACGCAGTCTAATTTTATTGGAAAAGCTATCGGAACATATGACGAAGAGTATCCAAGGAAATCTTCATTTGTAATGATTGAATTAAATGGATTATATCCTGATGATGCAGTTCCTGCAGGTTTTGAAGGTTATGTATTGAGAGGTGATGCAACATCTACTAATGCAAAAGCTCCAAATCTTTATTATAAAACTTTATACTTATCAGGAGACTCAATATTTAAAACTTATCTTGGTCTTTCTGAATTAGGATATTCTAGTTTAACATCATCTCAAGTTTCAGTTTTAAGTTCTGTGCAAACTCTTGAGTCTGATTTATTTCAATATAAAGGAGGTTATGCAACTTCTGCAACAACTGAAACTCTTGGGTTCCACATGGAAAACGCAGCGAGTTCAGCATTTACAAGTGGTGACAAAGCTTCATTGGCAGATTATCTTAAGTCAGGTATTGATGTTGTAGATAGAGCACAGCTTAAGTTTACAGTTGTGCCTTATGGTGGATTTGATGGATTTGATAAATATGATTATTTTGAAACTCCTAGTGCAAGGTTTACTACTGAGTTTGCTACTAATGTAGCATCATTTAAGACTGCCATTGACACATTCACAAACCCAGAAGAAGTTGATATTAATTTATTTGCTACTCCTGGTGTTGATTATAACAACAATGAGTCAATCATAAAATATGCTCTTGAGAAGATGGAGGATAGAACGGATTCTCTTTATATTATAGATTCTCCAAGAATTACTACATCATTAGCAAAAGGTACTCCAGAGGAGGCAGCTAATTTACTTGAAAATACTGGAATTGATTCAAATTATGCTTGTACTTACTGGCCTTGGATTCAAATTGAGGATTCAATTTCTGGAAAATACACTTATCAAGCTCCTACATTGTTAGCAGTTAAAGCTATGGCATTTACTGATAATATTGCAGCACCTTGGTTTGCTCCAGCTGGTCTTAATAGAGGTCTTGCAGGAACAAGTGTTGTTAAAACTGATATCAAACTTAGCAAAGACAATAGAGATACATTATATCAAGGTAGAATTAATCCTATTGCATATTTTGTACAACAAGGTATTAGTATCTTCGGACAGAAAACTCTTCAAATTAGACAATCTGCACTTGATAGAATTAATATCAGAAGATTGTTACTTCAAGTTAGAAGATTGATCTCAGCGGCATCTTTAACATTATTATTTGAACAAAACGATCAAACGTTGCGTGATCAATTTTTATCAAGAGTTGAACCTATCTTGTTACAAATCCAAAACCAAAGAGGTTTGACAGCATTTAATGTTGTTATGGATGACTCAAACAATACAGATGATACAATTGATCGCAATATGTTGATTGGTAAAATTCAATTGAAGCCGACAAGAAGTGCGGAATTTATAGACCTAATTTTTCAAGTTTTGCCAACTGGGGCCAGCTTCGAAGATTTTTGATAACTAGCTGATAATCAAACAATTACAAGTTTAAAAAGAGGATGAATGAAAATTTTTCCTCTTTTTTTGTTTATTTTAAAAAATTTTTGTATATCTATAACTGATACCTATTGGACTAAAATGAAAACTAATTGTCTAAAATGTGGAAAAGAAAACCCAAAACATGGAATGAAAACTTGTTGCAGAAAATGTGCTGATGAGTTAAAAAAAATTAATAGTAGAGAAACTAGAATTTGCCTTTATTGTAAAAAAGAATTTGAAGTAAGAAAAAAAGATAAAAAAAAGTTGTGCTCTGGGGATTGTAGAAAAAAATGGGCAGCTTTATCAGAAAACATTGAATATAGAATAAGTGAATCAAAAAAAGCTGTAAAAGAAAAATTTGGAGTTGACAATGTATTTCAATTAAAAAACATAAAAGAAAAATCAAAAAAAACTAAGCTAAAAAAATATGGAAACGAAAATTATAACAACAAAGAACAGCAAGTAAAAACAATTAAAAAAAATTATGGCGATGATTATTATAAAGAATTAGCTAAAAGAAGAAAAAGAACTACAATAGAGAAATTAGGTGTTGAACATCATTTACAATTACCAGAATTTTTAGATAAACAAAAAAAGACAAATTTAGAAAAATATAATGTGGAAAACGTTTCTCAAGTAGAAGAATTTAAAGAAAAAAGAACAGAAACAATAAAAGAAAGGTTTGGCGTAGAGAATGCTTCTCAAAATGAAGATATAAAAAACAAAAAGAAAGAAACTTCAATGAAAAATTTTGGTGTTTCTCATCATTTAAAGGATTATGATTTATTTCAAAAACATTATAAAGCTCAATTTAAAATAAAACAATACAAAGATACAGATTTATCATATCAGGGAACTTATGAAAAACATTTTTTAGAAAAAATGGAGGAAATAAGAGAACTTAATAATGTAAAAAGTGGAAAAAGTTATAATTATGTTTTTGAAGATAAAGATCATGTTTATCATACGGATTTTTTTTATAAAGATTTTAATATTGAGATAAAATCTGGGTGGACATATAATAAAAATGGAAAAGACAAAAGGTTAGAGGATATAAATAAAACCAAATGGAAATCTGTAATTAATTCAGGAGATAAAATAAAAATATTGTTTTCTAAACAAGAGGTAAATTTATTTGCTGAGGGTATTTTATAAAATAACAAAATTTATAAATAAATTCTCACATGTTAAGAAAATAAAACTATTTATAAAAAAGATTTATCTGAATGAGTTATTATATAATACCATTTCCTGATGTTTATTTAAATTTAAGTGGTGGAACGGTTACAGGGGAGACAAACTTTAGTGCTGGGTTAAGTGCATCCACCTTTTTTAGTGGTTCTGCAAATCTCTATGATATATTTGTAACAACAGTATCAGATCAGCACTCACATGTTCAACCAGGTCTTAATACTTATACTGGGGGAACTTCACAATTTCCAACTGTAAACATCTCAGCAGCAACTCTGGATACACTGATTGTATCTGGTGTAACTGATCTTAGAATCCTTTCTGCGGATACAATTATTTCTGGAAGTACGAATCTCTATAATATTTTTCAAACAATTGGTTCAGACAGCGTTCACACAAGAGTCCAACCAGGGATAAATATATATACGGGTGGCACATCAGATTTGCCAACAGTAAATATCTCAGCTGCTACATTTGATACGCTTGTTGTGTCAGGAGCAACCGATCTCGGAACACTTTCTGCGGACACGATAATATCTGGAACAACAAATCTTTATGATATCTTTCAAGTACAAGGTTCTGATTTAAATAAAACTTATGTACAAAATGGTTTAAATACATATACAGCAGGAACGGCTAATAGCCCGACTGTAAATATATCAGCTGCTACTTTAGATACATTGGCAGTATCTGGCGTAACTGAGTTGGGGGCTACATCTGCAACTAAGTTAAATATAAATGCACCAGGAAGTTCTTCTTTTAAATTTGCAGTACAGGCTTCAAGTGATGATATAGCTACATATAGAGACTCTGATGGTGAGGACATTTTTATTTTTCAGGGAAACTTATTAAATTTAGACCTAGAGATTGGCATTGGAGACTATTCAGGCGTTTACAGTTTACCTGGGTATATTATAGATTCTAGCACATCCATGCATAGGCTTAATAATGGAAATGTTTATATTGGTAACGATATTGCTTTTTTAGGTACGGATAAGTTTTATGTTGACGGGAATTCTATATTTAATGGAAATTTAAGTGCTTCTACGATGATATCAGGAAGTACAAATCTTTATGATATCTTTGCAACTACTGAAAATATTGGAAACTATCTTCCATTGTCTGGAGGAGAAGTGTTTGGTGCTATTTTAATGTCGGGAACTAATAAAGTTGAATTTAATAATGCCGATAATTATATTCATTTTGACAATTCTCAATTATACATATATAGTGACGGTGGCGTAATATTTAATACTGGTGATGATATTTGGATATCAGTTTCAGATATTTTTGAAACTAACTCACCTGCACTAACTTTAAAAGCAGAAACAGGTACATCAGGTACATTAGATGCATCAAATACAACTGATGATAGATCGTGGCATTTTCCTGATGCATCTGGAACAATTGCGCTATTGGATAATAATCCCTCATTTAGTGCAGGAACTATAAGTGCCGATACATTTGTAACTAATCTAACCCCCTCTCAAGTAGTTTATATACACTCTGACGGTTCTTAATCTCGTGAGACAGGTTTTGAGTACTCAGATAGTACAAATGTCTTCACAGCGCCTAATATAGCCACAGCAACCGATGGTTCTTTAACAGTAGGTTCAGGCGGAACTATTATAGGCTATGGAGGAACTTTTGGTGTTGCTTGTGTTGGTGATCTTGTGGTGCATGGAAGTCTCACACTCTTTTCCAGCATTTTCAGCTCACACTGAACAATTATATATTGAGGATAATCTCATTACTCTTAATTTTAATCCAACAGCAAGCACAATTGTAACATCTCTTGGTTCTGGATTTGAGGTTCAAGATGGTTCTGGTACTCAGGGAACAGATGTCTTCTGGGATATTAGGGGAACGGGCGCTACTTTGTCTGAGCGTAGTTTTACAACTAATCTTTATGAAATAAGAGTACAGGAAACAGGAACGGTTGGAAGTCCAAATGGATTAAGGGTGCTGCTAGAACAAGATATTTTATATGGTGGCGATTTCTAGCGTTAGCCGAGGAGAATTTTAATTTTTTTTACATATTTATAAACAGAGAGTGATCTCTGTTTTTTTTATTTAAAAATTAATATTATGAAATCTGGAATTTACAAAATAATAAACACGATTAATAATAAAGTTTATGTTGGTCAGGCAAAAAATTTAAACACAAGATATAGAGAACATTTATATAAGATAAAAAAGGGAGAACACCACAATGTGTATTTACAAAAATCTTTTGAAAAATATGGAAAAGATAATTTTGAGTATAATATTTTAGAAGAGGTTGAAGACGTGTTATTAATGAATTTAAGAGAAAAATATTGGATTGATAATTATGGTGGAATAAATAGTAATAATACATATAATTTAAAAGACCCTTTAACGAATGATCATAATGATTATGTTAGAAAAAAAATAAGCAAAAGCAATTCTGGAAAAAATAATCCTAATTATGGAAATCATTGGACTGAAAATCAAAAAGCAAATTCATCAAAAAGTAAAAAAGGTAAATCTTGGGAAGAATTATATGGGATTGAAAAATCTAAAAAAATGAGAGAAAAACTTAGCAAATCTCACGAGGGGAAAATAGTTAAAGAAGAAACGAAAGAAAAGCTTAGAAAATTAAACATGGGCGATAAGAATCCAGCATATGGTAAAGGAGATAGACAGAGGGGAGAGAAAAACCCTATGTATGGAAAACCATCAGCTACAAGAAGGTCTATTTTGAGATTTGATAAAAAAGGAAAATTTATTAAGAGATATGAGTTTTTACATGAAATTCTTAAGGATGGGTTTAATATTGGCAATGTATCCTCTGCTGCTAATGGGAAATTAAAATCTTCGGGAGGATTTGTTTGGAAATATGAGGAGAAATAAAATTCTCCCCTTTTTTATTACCTCCTCCCTGAACTACTGCTACTTCTACTACTTCTGCTACTGGAACTCGAAGAGCTTGAAGGACGTGAATAAGATGATGATCTTGTACTTGAACTTGGTTTGGTATAACTATTATTACTTCTACTGCTGCTTGACGGTCTGGTATATGAACTTGATGGTTTACTACTTGACGGTCTTGTGTGAGTTGATGCTGGTTTTCTTGTTGTTGTCGGCCTTGTATAAGTTGATGTTGGTCTTCTAGTGGTTGTTGGCCTGGTATAAGTTGAAGTTGGTTTCCTGGTTGCCGTTGGACGTGTGTAAGTTGTCACTGGTTTCCTGGTTGCTGTTGGACGTGTGTAAGTTGTTACTGGTTTCCTGGTTGCCGTTGGACGTGTATAGGTTTTACCTCCACCATTAGTGCGAGATGGTCTTTCTCCCCTACTTCCATTTGTTATCATAGAATTATCTCTTCCATAATGTGTATTTGAATTATTGGAGGCATATGTTGTAGCATTTTTATACCACCAATTATCGTAATGATGGTTACTGTAATAATGGTTACTGTAATAATGGTTACTATAATATCCACTATAGTAGTGATTATACTGGTTGTTTCCCCATGAATAATATGGGTAATACCCGTAATAATAGTAATAACTTGGACGATGTGTCCAACCTTGTGTCCAAGTAATAGAAAATCTATCAAATTCCCAGGTTATACTTGGACAATAATAGCTAGTGTAGTGATAACTATGATGAAATCTTTTTATTCGGGAAGAATAATCAGGATAGTCATAATCATAATAATTTTGTGGAAAAGCAAATAATGCCAATAATACGATAAATGTTGTTAGTAGAAATTTTTTCATAGCAGTTTTCATTAAATAAAACAAAAACCATGCTAGGATTAATCGAAGCTGTTTATATCGTCATAAATTTCTATTGGAATTCCACCTTGTTGTGGGAGAGATAGTATTCTTCCGCTTGCATGAATTATTTTAAATTCTCCAACATATTTACCTGATTCATCTGTGTCGCCACTTTGCCATTCATATTGAACAGTTCCACCAGAAGCACAAATTGTTGTAGCAGATTGCTCATAAACTTTTAAGTTATTACAATCATCCTTCATAGAAAATGTAATGGTGGTACCCTCTAAGCTATAAGGAATTTTTTCATTTAGATTTCCTCTGCCCTTAACTATAATTTGTAGCAGGGGGAGAGTATCATTTCTTTTTATTTTAAAAATCTGTGTCTTTGCCATTTTATTAATATATTATTTCAACCTCTATAGCTCTATTTACAACATCTAATTCTACATTACTTATATAAACAGGCTCATTTTTTAGATAATAAAATTTAAAACTAGTTTTTAAGTTTTTTGTTGGTGTAGTTGGGACATATATTACCTGCCATATAAGATCATAAGAATTATCAACAGAATAAAAAGATAAATCTAAGTCAGCATAAAAAACACCTGAGGATTCTTCTGTAATTAGTGAAACAGTTTCTATTAATGTAGATGTATCTTTCAAATAAGATTTAACACTTAAAATTTCTGGGGTTATTAAACTATATGAATCTGAAAGTTGAGATGACTCAATTTTATAAAATCGTCTATATAGTCTAATGTATTCCATAAGTATAAATAATAAAAAAATTCTGGGCATAGTAATATACCCAGAGTTTTGAATATATTCTAGTTCTTTAAGCGTCCAATAGACATCTATCAGGTTGAATTGTGATTGTTACCATAGCAACATCATCAGCACTGTAATCGAAATCATCGAATGCAGCAGATTCAATCTGACAACCTATAAGGGTCCATTTTTCAACTTCTACTCCCGTTGGGTCAAGAGCTTTGAGTACAAGATTTTTCTTGTAACCAATTGCATAACCCATACGACCTGTAGCAGATTCAAAATGTAATCTTACCCATTCCATTATTTTTTGAGTAGTGGATGGTCCAATAACATCAATAAATTTCACTTCAAGAGTTTGCCATATAGAACGACCAGCAACGAATGTTGATGTATTCATATATGGAATTTCTGTTTTATTGATATTAAGAGATGGTTTTCCAGATGTTTGTACTAAATAAGATTCAATACCTAATTCAGTTGGAAACTCTAAAACAAATCTGTTTTTTCTTTTTGGTTCCTGTTCGATTGGAACTGGACGAAACATATCAGCCATATTAAAATATTTTTTAAGTTTATTATAAATAGGAAGAAAATTTTTTTAATAAAAAATAAAAATTTTTTTATTTTGCAGATTTAATTTTTTTTTTGCTATATTTATAAAAATATTACTACATTGATTATGGGAAAAAAATTTTTTACAAAAAAATGCGCAACTTGTGGTGTTGAATTTGCTCCAGGAAGGCATAAAGAAAAACTAAATTGTTCTGCGGAGTGTTTAAAAATTTACCAAAAAATTCATAAGGACGATAGAATAAATAAATCAAAAAAAGCATTACAAAAAAAATACGGAGTAGATCATCCTTCAAAAATAGACGGGCACATGGATAAAGTAAGAAAAACAAAGAAGGAGAGACATGGAAATGAAAATTTTAACAATAGAAAGCAAGCTGAAATAACAAAAGAGGAAAAATACGGAGATAAAAATTTTAACAATAGAAAGCAAGCTGAAATAACAAAAGAGGAAAAATACGGAGATAAAAATTTTAATAATAGGAAAAAAGCAAATGAAACAATTTTTAAAAAGTTTGGGACAAAACACCACCTTCAAACAAAAAAGTCAATGGATAAGCTTAGAAAAACAAATTTAGAAAAATATGAAAAGGAATATACAGTAAATATTGATAAGTGTGTGGAAGCTCAAAAAAAAGCTAATATGGAATTATATGATGTTGAATATTTTTTCTCTTCGGATAAGCATAAAAAGAAAGCTTATGAAAAAAAAATAAAGAAATTAGAAAAAGCTCTAGACAGTAGTAATGTGAAATTTGATCTAGATAATTATACAAAAATGAGAAATAAGGGTAAAAATGGGTCAGTTAAATATATAATGTATGAGGTTGAATGTAAAATTTGTGGAAGTAAATTTGGAGCAACTTTGAAAAACCAAAAAATTATTTGTAGAAATTGTTACCCGATTGATAACTCAAATTCAATTCTTCAAAAAGAAATGAGGGAGTTTTTAAGTAATAATGAAATTATTTTTAGAGAAAATGATAGACAACTTATAAAACCTTTTGAAGTAGATTTTTATATAAAATCTCACAAATTAGCACTTGAATTGAACGGTAATTATTGGCACTCCGAAACGGGCGGAGGAAAAGATAAAAAATATCATTTAAACAAAACTCAACTTTGTCATAGAAAAGATGTTAAATTAATACATATTTTTGAGGATGAATGGATGTTTAAAAAAGAAATAGTTAAAAGCAGGATATTAAATAAATTAGGAAAAACAAAAGAAAAGGTTTATGCCAGGAAGTGTGTAATAAAAGAGGTTGATAATAAAACAAAAAAAGAATTTTTAGAAGAAAATCATATACAAGGTAATTCTGTTGATAAAATTAGGATAGGTTTATTTGAGGGTGAGGAATTGGTTTCTATTATGACATTTTCTAAAAAAAGAGTTGCTCTGGGGGGAAAAGACGAAAAAGGTAGTTTAGAACTTAATAGATTTTGTTCAAAAATTAATGTAAATGTGATCGGTGGATTTCAAAAACTTCTTTCTCATTTTATAAAAAAATATGAACTCCAAAATATAATAACATATGCAGATTGTCGTTGGGGCGGATTAGTTTCAGAAGATACAGTTTATCAAAAATCAGGATTTGAATTTATTGAAAAAACACCACCAAGCTTTTTTTATATAGATGTAAAAAACTACGCCAATAGAAAGCATAGGTTTTCCTTGGCAAAACATAAACTTTTAGAATTATATAATGGAGATAAATCAAAAACAGCAAAAGAACTTGCAGTTGAAGTAGGATATGATAGGATATGGGATTGTGGTACTTTAAAATTTAAATTAAGTATTAAATAAGGTGAAAAAATCCACATAGCGGCTCAAAACATCTCTAAATAAGTCGGCTATCCCTAATATAAATACAGTGGTTTTACGGCTCAAATTGACAAAAGGTTCAACAACTACTGTTTTTGTCATTATCATTTATATTTTTGTATTATAAACCAATAAAGCCAACGTTTTTTAGCCGTTGGCTTTATTGGGAATAAATCGTAAAATATTCAGATTATCAATTAATTTATCTTTCTTTTTTCTATTTATAAAAAACTCTATAGTTTTTATATTATGATCTTTGTAGATCAAACATAGAAATTCAATAATTTCAAGATATTATGAGCACAAAACCAGTACGAATAATCCCTAAAAAAACTGCTGTAGGTGGTAGAATTCCAACAGGAACAACAGGAAACGAGTCAACCTTCATTCGACAAGGTGAATTTGCATTAAATACAACAGATAAAAAACTTTGGTCATACGACGGCTCAAATGTATTTGAAATTGGAAGTGAATCCTATTTGGGATTAAGTGGAGGAACATTGACAGGACCTATTTTGGCAACAACAATATCTGCAACAACAATTATCTCGGGTTCAACCGATTTGAGCAGTATATTTACAACTCAATCAGGTAATGATGGTAGATATGTAAATATCACTGGTGATACAATGATAGGACAATTTAATGCCCCTATTATTTCTGCAACAACAATTAGTGGCGAAAGATTTATTTCAACAATAAGTGGCGCTACAAATGATGTTAATTATGGAATAGGTGATAGTTCTACTGGTATATATTACGATGGTTCAGTATTAGGTGGGATTGTAAGTAATGATTGGATTTGGCTAGGTAACAGCGCCACGTTTTCAACCCATACTGTTTTACCAATAAATGATAATGTATATAATTTAGGTAGCAGTTCGTTAAATTGGGCTGACTTATATTTAACGGGTTCAATCAAGAATAGTGCAACCACAATGATAGATTTCAGCAGTTATCAGGTTGATGTAGAAACTGTTGTAACATTTAATGATAATATTTTTGTTAATTTATTATCAGGAACCACAGGAATTACAAGAATGGTTGAAGTTACCAGTGATGGTCAATTAACTGCAACAACACAAGTTATTGGAAAATATATTGTAGATTTTGATGTGATTGATAATATCACAACTGATGGAAATTGGACTGGTGATACGTATGGTGGGTCATATTCTGGAATGTCAATTGGTGATAAATATATTGGTGCAAATTACGCTTATGAATATAATGGTTCTGTTATAATTAGGTTACCATTTTCAACAGCGGCAATGGGCAATCAAAGTAAAGCGGTTACAACAGTAACTGGTGATACAACCATTGACAGTACAATGTATTATGTAATAGTTGATGCATCAATATCTGGTGTTACAGCAACCTTACCAACGGCAGCTGATTATAGTGGTGTGGATTATTTAATAAAAATTAAAGATGATACAAACCCTGTTTATGTTGCACCTAGTGGTGGTGATAATTTTGAGTTTACCACTGATTCAACAAGATTTTACAGTGGAAGTTCAATTTCTGTATTTTCAGATGGTGTGAGTGATTGGTATATAAAATAAAAAATATAATATTTATAAATAAAAGAAATTATGAGTTATTTTCCAACAACAGTTCTCAGAGACACATCTGGCAATACAATTAACACTATTACTGATATTGAAGGTAATTATAACCTTGGTGTATACTCACAACAAAATGTAATCGCAGATGCTAACAATAGTTCAACAGCCAATATTTTGTCTGGTGGTACATGGTCTGGCACATCAACCTCAACACTTGGGGTTGTTGGATTACAATTTTCATTGAAGGCAGATCAAAACTGTACAGTATACATTGATCAGTCCCCCGATGGTACAAATTGGGACCTCACAGACGAATATAACTATATAGAGTCATTTGGTGGTAATGGATGGACTACACAGGCTTTAAATAGTTATGTAAGAGCTAGAGTTTGTAATGATGGTATATCAGCAACAACATATTTTAGATCACAGATGGCATTGTGTCCTATGGTTGAAGTACTCCCTCGCAGTTTATCTGATGATGGAAGGTTAAAATCTGAATGTCATATAACTGATCAAAATGATAGACACGCAGTTATAAGTAGACAGGGTGAACTATCTACAACCCCAGTATATAGGTTGGTTGGAACAACATTTAATAATTCTTATTATGATACAAATTTTTGGTTAACTGGACTTACAAATGGTGGTTCTGTAACTTTTGATGGTGATGCATTATTAAAAACATCAACAGATGCCAATGGAACAGCACAATTGGATAGTGTTAGAAGAGCGAGATTTGTGCCAGGTTCTGCCAATATATTTAGAGGTGTATCACGAATAACAACTGCCCCAATAGCAGATAATCTAAGAAGAATTGGTGCTTATGATGATGATAATGGATTTTTCTTTCAATTTTCTGGAGTAACCTTTGGTGTTGGTGTTAGAAAAGATGGAGTTGATACAATTGTTGAAACTGGTTCGTTTAATGGAGAATATGGTAAGAATGTTACACCTGGTTTAAATTTCAATCAAATACAGATAGAATATGCAACAGCTGGTGTTAGATATTATCTTTCCAACAAATTACTTCACAATATAACAATTACAACATCAAGTCTTACGAAAACATTAGAATTACCAATACGATTAGAAAACAATAATGCAGGTTCAGTTGCAAATAGTGGAATAGAATTATTGAATACATCTATATTTAGGATGGGGGAATTATTCACAGCAACAGCGTATAAATATCTTGAGGGAAGTACAGCAGGCGTTCTTAAATATGGTGCAGGAACATTGCATAGACTTGTAGTGCTCGACACAGCTGGTAATTGTAAAATATATGATGGCATAGATGCTGGAGGAACATTAATAGCAGATATTGACCTTGCAGTATCAACTCTTGAATTTGGGTTGGATTTCAGTGTTGGATTATATGTTGTGACAACAGGGGCTGCTAATATTACAGTAATATATGAATAAATTATGAATATAAGATTACAAAATAGCGATGTATATTATAATGTACCATTGAAAGGTGATAATTTTACAGAACAAAGTGGTGCATGGAGTTATGGTGATAATGGGGGTTTAAATAATGATTCACAATATTTACAATGTGATTCTAGTGGTCATGTTTCAACCCCAATCAATCTTGCTTATGGTACATGGGAATTTGATTTTTATAATTATTCATTATCTACCAGATTATATTTTGCATTTATTTCTGATGGTGTATTATCTGGACTTTTAAATAGTAGTTTTCTACTTTATGTTGGTGCAAACAATGAGGTTTGGATGCGAAAAACTGGTTCTAGTGTTGGAACACCAATGTTGAGTGCCAATGGTTATATATCTAATGAAACTTGGTATTCATTTAAAATAACCAGAACAACTGATGGTGAATTTACTGTTTATATTAAAGGTGGTGCTTTTGGTAATGATTGGGTTTTAATAAGTGCTGATGGTGGCTCAAATCCATTTACCGATACTGATTATCCCACTAGTAATAATATAGTGGTGACTCAGTATGCTAACACTAAAATAGCAAATATTAAATATAGTAAAGAAATTGCTGATGAAACAAAACACATTGGAATAATTGAATAAAAATAATGAAAAAAAATGAAAAATATTAAAAGATCATTAGTAGTAAGTGGCGGAGGGTCCAAGGGAGCCTGGGCTGGAGGATTCCTTCAATACAAGGTAGAAGAGCAAGGTTATGATTGGGACTCTTATTATGGAACTAGCACAGGTTCCATGGTAATAACTTTGACAGCTCTTCATGAAATGGAGAAGTTGAAAAAAGGATATACAGAATTGGACAATGATGCAATATGGTCTGTAAATCCATTTAATAAAAAAGGTAATATAAAGTTGTTAAATGTGATTAAAAGATTAATTCTTAACAAAAATTCTATTGGAGAAACTGGAAATCTGCATAAAAGATTACAAGAGATGTTTACTGAAAAAGAATATGATCTTTTAATAAAAGCTGGGAAAAAATTAACCCCTTGCATTTCGAACTACTCACTTGGTAGATCAGAATATGGAAGTAATTTAGATTTATCATATGAAGAGTATTTAAAATATACATGGGCATCAACAAGTGTTCCAGTTGCATGTGGGTTGGTTGAGATAGGTGGAGATTTTTATCTAGATGGGGGTGTGCTTCAACATGTACCAATTCAACAGGCCATAGATGATGGTGCAGATGAGATTGATGTGATTGTATTGAGGCCAGAGAATAATGAAATGGTACCATGGAAACCAAAAAAAGGAATGTTGGGAGTTGCCTTAAGGACATTGGAGATGATGGATAGACAAGTATCTGACTATAATATTAATCTTCCTGTGTTAAATGCAACCATAAAAGATGTTAAATTAAGAATTCGTTATACACCACATAATCTTACTCCAAATATTGAAGAGGCAATGAAATTTGACAAAGCGCAAATGCTAAAATGGTGGAATGAGGGATATGAATATGCAGAGAGAGAAGATACTTCTGTTAAAGTCAGGATAAACAAGTTTGATCAAGGTTTAAAAAATTTTAAATATTTATAAGAAAATATAAGCATGACAACATTAGATACAGGTCAAACTATTTATGAAACTATTACATCTGTTGATAGACTTAATAACCCAGTATTAGCCCCAAATTTTAGTGCGGGAACAATAGTTACTCTTGATGGTGAAGTTACCACGGGGACTACTGTTACTTATGAATTACAAGATGCTACTTACGGTATTTTTACAGCAAATTGGTCTGCGGATACTTATGGAACATATCAATTAACTGTTAAAAATGCTGTAACAAATGTGATTTATGTTTCTGATAATTACAGGATAGTTGAAGATGTTGATGTAGATGCTATAGTTTATGTAGGAATATAATGGTTGATATTAGTTTAGCAAAACAGCAAGAAGAATGGTTAAGGTGTGCAGTAGACCCAGTTTATTTTTTAAACACATATGGTCATGTATTCAACGCACAAAAACGAATGATAATGCCGATGACATGTTTTCCGTATCAGGAGGATAGCATCAAAAGTTTTCACAAAAATCAAAACAATATAATCCTAAAGTCAAGACAATGTTTGCCAGAAGACACATATGTTGACACACCAGATGGTCCAAAAACAATACAAGAGTTTGAGATTGGAGATAAAGTTTTTTCTTATAATTTAAAAACAAAAGAAAATGAAATAGATACAATTTATGATGCGTGGTACAGTGGGGAACGACAATGCGTAAAATTTAAATTGCAAGATACAAGAAATTTTGAGGTTGGTGAAAACCATCCTTTTTATGTAAAAGATAAAGAGTGGGTAAAAGCCAAGGATTTAATAAAAGGAGATGAAATTTTAGATACCAATATAGGATTTGGGAATATTAATGCCAACCAAGATGAGATTAAACTTTTAGCTTATTTAATTACTGATGGATGTACAAATAAACAAGTTAAATTTACAAATAATAATATAAAATATTTAGAAGAATTCGAAGAAAGTTCAATCAAATTATTTCCTAAATTGAAAATAAGAAAATCTCCGAAATTAAATGGATTTGATTATTATCCGCATCAAAAACATGGGGTAAACACTAAAAATTCTTTAATGGAATGGTGTGAGGGTAAAAATATAGCAAATAAAAAAACAGAAAATAAATTATTACCAAAAGAAGTATTTAGTTGGGATAAAAATTCTTCTTCTTTATTAATAAATAGAATGTTTGCTGGTGATGGTTGGGTTAGTATTTTAAAGAAAAATGAAAATAAGAGGATGGAACTGGGAATAGCCTCTCCAAGTAATAAATTTCTTGAACAAATTAAATTTATTCTTAAAAATTTCGGAATTAAATGCAATATTTATGAGGTAAAGAATATGAAATTGCAAAAGAATAGGTTTTTTAAATTAAGAATAACACATTCAAAAAGCGTATCTAAATTTATTAAACAAATAGGGATATTTCAAAAAATAACCGAGGAACATCATGAGATATGCGATAATCATAAACATAATGTAAAAAATAATTCAGTTATTAAAAAAATAGAAAAAACCATTAAAAGAAAATGTTATGACATATCGGTAGAAAAAAATGAAAATTTTCTTATAAATGGGTTATTAACTCATAATACTGGATTAAGTGTAATTACAGCTGGTTATGTCGCATGGACTATAATGTTCCGTTTCGATCAGAAGGTGCTTATCATTGCAAATGATGGTGCTGGTGCTGTTAGGTTTTTAGAAACCGTTAAGCAATTTGTACATCATACGCCTGAGTGGCTACAACCTGATGAAATAACAACAGAAAATCAAAAGAAAATACAATTCTCAAATAATTCATATGCTGAAGCAAAAGCAAGTAGTCCAAATGCTGGTCGTGGAGATTCTCCAACAATGTTGGTTCTTGATGAAACTGCATTTATAAAAGATATTGATGCAATTTGGTTAGCAGCTGGTACAGCTCTTTCAATGACCCAAGGTAAGTGTATAATGATTTCATGTGTTCCAGAAGATACATTTGTCTTTACAAACAATGGAATAAAACAAATTAAAAATTTTATAAAACCAGAAAAAAAAGGAGGATATGAAATAGGAAAATATAAAGTTTTAGGAAAAGATAAATGTAGAGAGGGTGAATTGTTTTTTAATAATGGATATCACAAAACAAAAAGAATATTTTCTACAAATGGAGATATAGAGGGTACATTAACACATAAATTATGGGCGTGTAAGAATGGAAAATATGATTGGCATAAATTAGGCGATCTTGAAAAAGATGATTATATATCTATTCAATATGGTCAAGAATTGTGGGGAAAAAATGATAATGTTAAAGATTTTAAACCAACTAATTCTTCTAAAATTATAAATAAATTTTCTCCTAAAAAAATTACAAAAGAAATAGCATATCTTTTGGGATTATATATTTCAGAGGGAAGTGTATATAAAAAGAAAAATAAGAAAGGTGATTTTATAGGTGGGAGTGTAACTATAACTTGTGGTGATGATGTTTCTAAAGCTATAACTTCTAATAACCTTTCCTATTCTTGTCATGATGGTTTACATTATTCTATAGGGTCAAAAAATTTTATAGAATTTTTAGAATATATAGGATTTGATATTACAAAAAAAGCCAAACAAAAAGAAATACCAAGTAGATTACTTGAAATGTCTAGAGAAAACATAATACATCTTTTAAGGGGAATTTTTGATGGTGACGGGTATTCAAGAAAAGATAAAGGATACATTGGTATTGGTATGAATTCTAAAAAATTAATAAAACAAATTAAAATGTTATTGTTAAATTTTGGGATTTTAACTGATTATTATGAGGTATGGACCAAACCAACAAAAAAAGTAAAAAAAGAGACTTTGAATTTTAGAATTTCTGCAAATGCCGAATTCTCTAAAATATTTTATGATAAAGTGGGGTTTAATTTTAAAAGAAAACAAAATAATAAAAAAATATTAGAAAAATATAATTTAAATAGAAGCAGTGCAAATGATATTGTCCCATTTTCTCTTAATATTATAAAAGATATAATTAAAGAAAGCGGCCATAATACTTCTTATTTTAAAAAAAATGGAGTTTTTGTTAACGGCATAACAAATTTAAAGACAGAATATAAGACAAAACACATTAGTAGAAAATTATTTTTAAGAATATATGAATTATGTAAAGAAAATTTATCTGATAAAAATATTTTAATATGTAATAAAATTTTAAATAAAAATTTAAAATGGAATAAAATAAATAAAATTGAATTTGATGAAAAAGAAACATATGATTTTTCTTTACCTAATAATAAAAATGATTTTTGGGCACACTCCGTAGTATATAATGGTGTTTTAGGACATCAAACGCCTAATGGTACAGGTAATCTATATCACAAAACATGGGTTCAATCAAAGACAGACGGAGAAAAGGCTCAATTTATAACATCAGAAGTTCATTGGACTCAAAATCCATTTGCATCTGAGGGTATGGAGGTAAGAACAAGGATAAATGGTGAGAAATATTATTGGAGCCCCTGGTATGATGGTGAGTGTAAAAGATTACATAATGACCCTGTATCAATTGCTCAGGAACTCGACCTTTCATTCGAGGGTTCAAAAAGATTAGCCATAGAAAGTGATCTCATAAGAAAATATGAACAAAGACTGCTTACCGATGAGTATAGGGAGATTATAAAGAATGCTGTATATTTTGATGTTAGAAATGGTCCAGGGGAAGAATTTGTGATGCATGAGACAGCCTTTAAAATTTTTAAGAGACCTGTAAAAGGTCACAAGTATATAATAGGTGGTGATGTTGCAAGCGGAAGTGGAACTGACTATTCAACACTTCATATCATTGATATTGATGAACTTGAGGTGGTAGGGGTATATCAAGATAAAATCCCCCCCGATCTGTTTGCTATTTTAATAAATAGAATTGGAAGGATTTATAATTATGCCTATCTGGCAATAGAGGCAAATAACCATGGAATAGCAACCACTCTTGATCTTAACAGAAAGATGGATTATAAAAGAATGCACTTTTGTAAATCAGTTGCTGATATTTTTGCTAGGCCTTATGATTATAAAATTAAAACAAATCAAGATATACCAGGTTTTCAAACAAATAAAAAAACAAGACCTCTTATAATCAACAATCTTAGTATAAACCTTAGAGATGGTTCTCTTAAATTATATTGTGATAAAACACTAGCAGAATTAAGAAACTTTGTAAATATCGGTGGAAAACCTCAAGCAGAGAAGGGATTTAATGATGACTTAATACTTAGTCTGGCAATTGGTTTATTTATACGGGATACTGATTATGAAAATGCCTCGGCAACTCAAGATTTATTTAGAAGTATGATAGATGCCATAGCCTACAGCAACTCTGATGAGCCTAGCGTTCCTTTTGATAGAAATGCTAAAGATGCGGCAGACAATGTTATGTTGTTTACAGAAACCTCATTTGAGGATGAGGATGATGACATTGGGTGGTTAATGGGATAACTATTTAATTTATTTTAAATTTTAATATATTTAGTAAAAACAAAAGATATGGCAGATAATAAACAACAAAATGACCCTCAAAGTGTATTTTCAGGCGTATTAAACGCTATTAAAGGAAATAGAAGAGCACCTAATCCAAGTATTGCAGGTGGTACCGCTGGGCCAGGGCAGGGTATGCCCCAGTTGGACCCGACGGTTGGTGTAGAAAATATGCAACAAGATTTTCTTGATTGGCAGGTTCATAAGATATCTCATGACTTATATACAAGAACTGTTTATTTTGATACTGATAGAATTTCAGCTTATCAAGATTTTAGAGCTATGGATAATTCTCCAGAGATAGCAACAGCGCTCAACATAGTTAGAGATGAGTGCATAAAACATTCAGTATCAATACCTTTACTATCTGGAGAAAAGAAAACCATAGAAGAATTATATCAACAAAATTATAAAAATTTTGAAGTTTATTCATTTAACACAGAGAAACAAATATACGAACCAGCTATATGTGAAAAAGTAATTTATAAAGGTGAACAAGATGTATATAAAATTGTTTTTGATGATGATTCTTATATTGAGGCTACATCAAATCATTTGTGGCTTAAAAAAGGTACAAATGAATATGTTAAAACTTGTGAACTAAAAAAGGAAATGTCAATTGAACCATTTTATACTAAAATTTCAGATGAAAAAGATAGAATAAAAGGTTATGAAATGTTATTGGAAAATGGAAAATGGGAGTATACTCATCGAATAGTTAAGAGAAATATGTGGCCAAAAGAAAAAGGAGTAGTTCACCATAAAGATTTTAATAAAAAAAATAATAATTCTTCTAATTTAAAAATGATGGAATTTTTTGAACACCAAAGATATCATCAAGAACATATTCAAAAACTTTGGGAAAATAAAGAATTTTCTGATAAAATGAAAAGAATATTTTCAGAAACAAATAGTAAAAATGGTCCTTATTGGAGTAATGAAGAATGGAGAAAAGATAGGGTTGAAAAAATTTCTAAAAGACAAAGAAAAAAATATAAAAATTATTCAAAAGAAGAATTAAAAAAAGAATTTGGATATCCTGGTGAAAAAAACCCTATGTATAATAAAGGGTGTAAGATTGAGGGTGAAAAAAATGGAAGATTTTTAAAAAATATTAATAGAGAATTTTCAAAAGAAGAAATAATAAATGCTTTTAAAAGTTCTTTTGATATCCATGATGTTTGTCGGTTATTAAAAACAAAACGTAGAATTTTAAATAAATCAAAATCCTATAAAGAAATTGGATTTAGAAATTTAATAAAATTATTAAATAAAAGAAGAAAAGAAGATTTTGATTACTTAGATATAAATCTGATTAAAAATGTTTGTGAAAAATATTTAGGAAGAATAATTTTAGAAACACAAACTTCAATGTCTTTAATTACAGATGAATTAAATTGGACTTTTACTGAAATTAAAATTTGTTTAAATAACAATGGCTTTAAAACATGGAAAGAATTTGTTAAGCAATATAATTCTTCTGAATTTTTATTAGAAAATGTAAAACAAAAATTTATAAATAAAAAATATAAGAGTTTAAAATATTTTTGTGAGGACGAGGAAATTTCTATAAACACAATAAAAACTGTTTTAAAAAGAAGTAGATACAAAAATTTAGAAGGTTTATTACAAACAGCAAATCATAAAATTAAAAGAATAGAGTTTGATGGAAAACATAGAACTTATGATCTTGTTAATGTTGGAGAATTTCATAATTTTGCTGTTTTAACATCAAATGGTACAGGAGTAATTTCTCACAATTGTTTGACAAGAGGCGAGACAGGTAATATATTGGATATTTATTCAGAAAATGACAGAGTTAAGCAAGTACTTGAAGATGTATTTAGAAATGTTCTTCAGGTGGAATTTAATCTTCGTCTTTGGATAAGAGATTTAGTAAAATTTGGAGACTACATGGTTTATCTTGTTATTGATAAAGATGTTGGAATTTACGATTTTCAAACTTTGCCTGTGGAAGAAACTCACAGAGAAGAGGGATATGATGGAACTACAAGTTCTGTTCGTTTTAGATGGGAAACAACTGGTGATTATTTTGAAGAATGGCAAATCGCCCATTTTAGATTACTTGAAGATACAAAGAAATTGCCTTATGGAAGATGTTTAAAATATGATACTTATATTGAAACGGATGATGGGGTTAAATTTATAAAAGATATTCAAAAGGGAGATTTTATTTATTCTTTTAATTTAGAAACACAAAAAAAAGAAAAAACTAAAGTGTTAGATGTTGTATGTTCTGGAAAAAAAGAGATTTATAAATTAAGAACAAAAAATCATGAGTTAGAGGCATCTAAAGAACATAAAATTTTAGTTTATAATAATGAAAAATTTAGCTATAAAAATGTATGTGACCTAAATATTAATGAATTATTAGTTGTTGATAAGAATGTTTCTACAAATAGTGATATAAAAATTAATAAAGAATTTACTGATACTAAAAATTTTAATGGATATAGAAATAATATTGATCTTATTCCAGAATATGTTGATGAAGATTTTGCAAGATTATTTGGTTTTTTACTTGGAGACGGATGGATAAATAATAATTCTGTTGATATAGCATTAGGAGTTGATGACGAGATTAATAAAAAATATATTAATTTATTAGAAAAATTTTCTGGAAAACAAATTAGATTTGTAAGACCAAAAAATAAAAAAGGTTTGTTAGAATTTTCTCAGGCAAAAGTTAACTCAAAAATGTTATCTGAGATTTTACAAAATAATGGTTTTATAGGAAATGTTTATAGTAAAAGGTTACCAAAATGGATTTTTACTGCGTCTAAAAATATTCAAAAAGCTTTAATTGATGGTTTAATTGATGCAGATGGCTCTACAAATATAGATAAATGGAATTGCGTAAGATATTCATTAGAATTGGCAAATGAATATTTAATTAAAGATGTTAAAATTTTACTTCAAAGACTTGGTATAAAAGTTGGAAAAATTTGCAGTAGAGATAGGGGTACAACTGAAATTTGGGGTAAAGAATTTAAAACTAAAAAGAGTTATTATATTTATTTTTATGATTCAGAAATAAAACAGATAAAAAAACATGATATCAAAAAAAGAATGGAAGATAATTTTATTATCACCCCTTTAATAGCAATAGAAAAGCAAGAGGATGAGGCAGAAACATTTGATATATATGTTGAAAATGAGAATCACAATTTTTATGCAAATGGTATTGTAGTGCATAATTCAATGCTTGACCCTGCAAGAAAACTGTGGAAGCAATTACAGTTGGCCGAGGATGCTATGCTTGTTTATCGTATAACAAGGGCACCTGAAAGAAGAATATTCTATATTGAAGTTGGAAATTTGCCTGATGCAGATGTTAAGACATATGTCTCAAAAGTACAACAAACACTTAAGAAACAACCTATTGTTGATCAAAGAACTGGAAATATAAATTATAAATTTGACCCGAAAAACGTTACAGAAGATTACTATATCCCGATAAGGGGTGATAAGTCATCTAAGATTGAAACATTACCAGGTGCATGTATTGCATTAGATACTAAAATACCCTTACTAGATGGTAGAACACTAGAGCTTAGTGAAATTATATCTGAATGGGATAGTGGCAATAGAAACTTATGGGTATATTCTTGTGACCCAAATACTGGTAAAGTAGTTCCAGGTACGATAACATGGGCAGGAAAAACAAGAGAAAATGCTGAGACATTAAAGATAACATTAGATAATGGAGAAGAATTAATTACAACTCCTGATCATAAGTGGGTACATAGAACAAAGGGATTTGTTGAAGCTCAAAATTTAGTGGTTGGCGATAGTTTAATGCCATTTTATCGTGATACTGAAAAAATTTTAGATAAAAAATATGCAAAACCATATGAACGTGTATGGGATTCTGAAAAACAAGAATGGGTTTTTACTCATAGAATGGTTAATAGTTTTATTAAAAAAAATAACAAAGAACAATATTATACTTTTGAGGGTGTTTATAAGGAAAAAGAAATGAATACAATTCACCATATGGATAATGATCGTTTTAATAATTTACCAAATAATTTATTTTTAATGAATTCTAAAGATCATTATAGATATCATAGATATGAATTATGGTCAACGCCAGAAAAAGCAGAATTAAATAAAGAAAAAATTCGAAATGGGATTAACAATTATATAACAAACCTCACTTTAGAAGAAAAAGAAACTAGAGCAAAACAATCAACAGAAAATTTAAATGGAGCTAATAATAGTCTTCAGAAGTTAATGGAAAATGAGGAATATAAAAAAGCATTTTATGAAAAAACTAGCAAAACTTTAAAAATTGTTAAAAATACCCCTGAAAATAAAAAAAGGCAAAGTGAAATAGCAAAAAAACAATGGAAAACTAAGGGACACAAAGAAAAAGTATTTAGCAAAGAACAAACAATTAATTTTACAAGTACTTTATATGATATGTTTTTTGATATGTTTAAAAAAACTGGTAGGGCAGACTTAGCATTATATGAACTAAATAATTCCGAGGAATTTTTGACAGAATTTAGAGACAGTAATAAGGATATCAGAAGTTCTTTGACTAATCTAGTTGAATTTACTCGTAATCATTTAGATAAAATGTTAAAAAAACATGGATTTAAAAATTATAGAGAGTGGTGTAAAATTACCGCTAGTAAATTAGGTTATAAAAATGTTAGAGCTTGGAGATATTATATTGAAAAGGTAAATAAAAAAGAAGTAGATAAATTTTATAATCATAAAATTGTTAGTATTGAAAAAGGAGAAATTCAAGACACTGGAACTATAACAGTAGACGGAAATGAGTTGTATCATAATTACCATACTTTTGCTACAAAAGCTGGTAACTTCCTGAAAAACAGTAATTTAGGAGATATTCAAGATATAGAATATCTTCAAAATAAGTTATTTGCAGCGATTCAGGTTCCTAAGACATATTTGAATTTTGCAGAGGCTCTTCCAGGTGGAAGTACATTGTCACAAACTGACCTTAGATTTTCACGTACAATTAATTCAATCCAAGAGGCAATTCTTCTTGAACTTAGAAGAATAGCAAATGTTCATTTATACTTCCTTGGATTTGAAGATGCAATGGATAATTTTAAACTCACACTGACAAATCCATCAACACAACAAGAACTTCTTAAGCTCGAAACTATGAAGTCGAGACTTGAGGTTTTTAAAGAATTTTTCAGTGCAGAGGCGACATCACCAACATCATATACCTGGGCCATGGAAAATATACTTGGTTTTTCAAAGCATGAAATAAAACATATTCTTAAACAAAAGAAAGTTGAGAAGAAATTATTTGCAGAAATTGAAAGTGCAGTTGAGACTTATAAGAAAATTGGATTATTTGATGAAATCGACAAAAGGTTTGAAGACCCTGAGGCCGCTGCACGGGTGGCTGCTCAAGGCATGGAAGGCGGAGGTGAAGAAGGCGCAGGCGACATGGGTGGCGGCGGAGGCGGAGGCTTCAGTGATATTGGTGGCGGAATGGATATGGGGGGAGAAGTTCCTGGTGAAGAAGATGGTGCCCCAGAGGAAGTACCCCCAGAAGGAGAGGAATTAGCTGAAAACAAAAAAGTCCTAAAAGAAAACGATAAAAAGATCGACTTTTTAATTGATAACTTGCTTGAAGAAAATGAAAGTGTTCAAACAAAGAGGGAAAGTATGATAATAAAAGGTAGCAATAAACTAAAAGGAGATACAAAGAGGTTGATGAGAAAAATGCAGCTAAAACTTGAGGGTATTGACACTACTGTTGAAAAAATGGAAAAAGAGGCCGAGGTTGTAAAGAAGAATCTTCTCGAAAACAATGAATCTATGCTGCAGAAAACTAGTGATTTATTTGCTGGAATAGATAAGCTTATAGAGGAGAAAGGTGATGAATGACGACTATAATAATTTAGAAACCTGGAAGGAATATAAAAAATTGTGTCAAGAATTCAGAGAGGATTTATTTGAATATCTTTCAAAAGGTAAAAAACGATTTCATGGCATAAAAGCTAGGAATAAAAGTTTTGAAATTCAGAAAAAAGGGGTAGCTTTAAAGTCTTCTATAAAAAAGCAACGGCAAGATTATAGAAGCGATTATTCATAGAAATGTTGGGATTTTATAATCCCGACTTTTTTTTTAATGTTTTTTTTTGTAATTTCGCATTATGAATGAACCTGAAAAAATAAATCTAGACAGACTAGTTATAAAGAAAAATACAGCTAGGACTGCAACGGAGGATGGTGTTGTAATTCATAAAGAAATAAAAAGAGAAGAAAAGGATGTTGGTTTTCCAATGGCCCACCTTCATCTTCATACATTTCATAGTATACTTGATGGTTGTGGTGATATAGATAATTACATCAAACTTGCGAAAGAGTATGGTCATCCAGCAATAGCAATAACAGATCATGGTACAATGTCGGGAACTTTTGAATTTTTTCAGAAGTGCAAAGAGGCAGGTATCAAACCGCTTATTGGTTCAGAACTCTATATAAATGATAACATAGGAGAAAAAGAATTTCAAAAGGAGGAGGGAAAAAATTCTCACCTCATTGTATTTGCAATGAACCAAAAAGGATATGAAAACTTAAATAAATTGCTTTATTTATCATATTCAGAAGGTTTTTATGAAAGAGGTAGAATTAAGACAAAATGGCTTTTTGAACATAAAGAGGGGTTGTTTATTTGTACTGCGTGTGTTGGAAGTTCATTTGCAAAATTTGTTTTAGAAAATGAATATGATAAGGCTGAGAAACTTTTTCTAAGATATAAAAAAGAGTTTGGGGAAAATTTCGCAGTTGAGTTGCAATTAAATGAATTAGAAATTCAAAAGAAATATAATGATTGGTTAATTCAAATGTCAAATAAGCATAGTGTAATGCCAATAATAACAAGTGATGTGCACTATGCTTACCCAGAAGACGCAGAACTACAAGATGTTCTTATTGCTATAAATTATAAAAGTGTAGTTGGTAAAAGTTTTAAACTCCATGTTAGAAGTTTATTCTATTCAAACTCATTAGATTTCCATAGATTTAATACACAATTTAAATTTAATTACCAAGAAGACTTTGTTGATTTTTGTTTAAAGAATACATTAAAAATTGTTGATAAATGTAATTTTGAATTTGAAATAGGAAAAGAAAAATATCCAAGATATGAGGTTACAGAAGATGTTTCTGGATATTTTAAAACAAAGGACACAAAAGAAATTATTACAAAACTTGCTTTTGCCAAACTAAAGCAAAAGTTAAATAGGTACAAAGAAAATAAAATAGTAGAAATAACTGAGGTAAAGATTGCAGAATATGTAAATCGGCTGGAATATGAACTGAAAGTTATTGATGATAAGAAAATGCTTGACTATTTTATGGTTAACTGGGAAATAATCAAAGATTATAGATCAAAGGGCCATGACGTTGGGCCAGGAAGGGGGTCTGCCTGTGGTTGTCTATTAACTTGGTGTCTTGACATAACAAAAATAGACCCAGTTTTACATAATTTATATTTCGAAAGATTTCTTAATCCAACAAGAAATTGTTTAACAAGTGATTGTGAAGTTTTAATGAAAAATGGAAGTTATAAAAATATAGTTAATGTTGAGGTAGGAGATTTTGTGCAAACAGAACATGGTTTGGGGAATTTAGTCCAAAAACATGAAAGAGAGCTGAAGAAAGATGAGATTGTTTATGAAGTAGAAACTGAAAATGGAGCTATAATTAAATTGACAGGAGAGCACACTGTTCCAGTTTTAAGAAATAATAAAAGAATAGAAATAGAAATTAAAGATTTGAAAGAAACAGATTATCTTTATACTTTTTAAAGTTTTTTTCTATATTTATAGATAAAGATTGTGTATGAAAAAAGAAGATTTATTAAAAAGAAAATTTGAAAACAAAAAAGAACTTGATAAAGTTTTAAGAGAGTTTTTTGATTTTAAAAAGTCAACTTTAAAAGAAAAAGAGAAGTGGCCATATAAATTAGAATTAAATGTTTCTTTAGAAAATTTAAAAGGCAAAAAGTGTTTTGTAAACAAAGAAGAAAAAGGAAAAATAAAAGATGTTATATATACAAAACACAGTGGGAGAAAAATTGTAAAATTAAAAACAGAAAATGGATTGTTTTCTTTAACTCAATCTAGTGTTGAAATATATAATAAGTTTTATGATAGAGTAGACATACAAAGCTTACATCCAACCAGAACGGGTTTAAAGTTTTTTACAAATGCATATTTAATAGATGAAAAAGAATATAAATCTTTTTATTATAACACTAAAGAATATAGGGAAAAATATGAATTTTCATTAAATAAATCATTAGGAACATCTGGGCTAACTTCTCCTATACAGTGCAAAAAAATTAAGGAAAAAATATCTAATACAATAAAAGAAAGATATGGGCATGATTGGTTTTTATGTAGAGGAGGTCATTATTCTGCGGTTACCACAACTATGTTTAATAAATATGGAGTTGAAAATTTATTTTTTGATTATGAATGGCAGCTTGATAATGTATATAAATTAAATTCAAATTTTAATGAAAGTTCAAAATTAGAAACAGAAATAGTAAATGAGGTAAATAATATTTTAGAAGAAAAGCATGCTTATTATAAAACATCTAAAAAAGGACAAAAGGTAGTTCCAGTGGACGATAAAAGGTTTTATAAATTAGATTATTATAATGAAAAATATAATTTAGTAATAGAAGTAATGGGAGATTATTGGCATTGTAATTCAGAAATTTATGATCATAATTTTTATCATAAAAATAAAAACAAGAGTGCTAAAGAAATTTGGAAAGAAGATTTAAAAAGAAAAAATGAAATAATCAATATATTAAATTGTAAGTTGATAGAGATTTGGGAAAAAGATTGGAAAGAAAATAAAGAGGTTGTCTTAAGTTTTATTAAAGAAGAATTAAAAAATGAAAATTTCTAAGATAAAAAAAATAAAAAAAATAAAGGAAAAAGGAATGGTTTATGATTTATCTTTTGATAAGGATAATTTATTTTTTGCTAGAGCTAATAAAACTAATTCTTGTAATAACTTAGAAATCAGCATTTTAGTTCACAATTCACCTCCTGATCTTGACATAGATTTTGAAAAAGACACTGACCATATAACAAACGATTTTTTAATTCAAAAATATGGTAAAGAGAGAATTTTGGCAGTCTCAACTTTTTCTACATTTAGTGAAAAAGGATGTTTAAAAGATGTTGTAAGGGCTTATGGTGGGGATACAAGTTATGAATCAGGTGTATCAATGGTAACTAATGAGATGCCAGATTGGTTAAAAGTAGATTATAACCTGGCAACCTGGTTTAGGGATTATCCGCAAAGTGCAGAATGTTCAGATAAAGTAAGAAATTGGTTGACTAGTCCAGACAATGAACTTATTTTAAAACAAACACTTAAGCTACAAGGGCAAATAAGAGGAATTGGGCAACATGCAGCTGGAGTTGTAATAACCCCCTCAGCTTGTTGGGAGCATATTCCCACAAACATAATCCCAAAACAAAAAAGTATTGTAACAGCTTTTCAGGAGTCTGACAAATCAGGAAAGGATTTATCAACTCTTGGAATATTAAAACTTGATCGCCTTAAACTTGAAACGTTAAATGTAATAAAGGATGCCGTAAAACTCATCAAGAAAACTAAAGGGATTAATATACAAGAAAAAATTGATTATGTAGATTTAAGTGACCCAAATTTATATGCAGAACTTAGACTCGGAATGAATCAAGGTATATTTCAGTTTGAGAGTCCTGGAATGAATGGGTTGATAAGAAACATGCAAACAGAGGACTTTACAGAACTTGTTGCTGCAAATGCTCTTTATCGTCCAGGTCCTATGGGAATCAAGGCTCACGAGGAATATGTAAAAAATAAATTTGAACCTGACAACATAGAATATGCTCATATTGCTCTAGAACCCATTTTAAGAGAATCTAAGGGGGTTTTAATTTTTCAGGAGCAACTTATGTTTATAGGCAAAGAAATTGGCGGTATGAGTCTTGGAGATGGTGATATGCTACGAAGAGCTATGGACAAAGCTGGGAAGATGATTGAAAAAGAATTAAATGGTGATATTTTAACAGATAAAGAAAAATATAGTAAGAAGTATAGAGATTTCCAGAAATACTGGGGAATGTTTACGACGGGTGCTTTAAATAATGGATTTAATGAATTTGATCTCAATAAAATAAAAGAATGGTTAATTAAGTATTTGGGATATTCATTTAATAAATGTTTAAGCAAAAATCATAAAATTATAACGGAGAATAGAGGAGAAATTAGTATGTTAGATGTAAATATAGGAGAAAAAATTCTAGGATTTAATCCAATAACTAAAAAAGATGAGTTTAATGTTGTAAAGGATATTCATAAAAATGGTAAAAAGAAAATTTTTAAAATAAAAACAAAATCAGGAAAAATATTAGAATGCATAAAAGATCATAAAATTATGACTGAATTTGGTATGAAAACTTTAGAAGAAATTATTAAAAATAAATTAAAAATTAAAATAAAGTAAGTTTTAATAAATTTCACTCTATTTATTACAAACTAAAGAGTGAAATATGAAAAAAATAAAAATTGACTTTAAAAAAGATATCATTACTAAAAAAGAAATTCCTATGTCAAAAATAAAGGAAGAGCTTAAAAAAACAATAAAAAGAAAAAGTTACTATAATTCACAAATAGCAGACTTTTATTATAAGAAAAAATATAATAAAAATATATTAGAAATTTTAGATGAATTTTATGATATTCCAAGATGTCCAGTAACAAATGATTTGGTTAGCTATAAACTTGCGGGCTCTATATTATTTGGAAAATATAGTAGTTCTTGCAGTTGGGAAAAAATGACAAAACATATCTCAGAAAATAATGATGATTTTAAAAATCATGTTGAAAAAATGAAAGTTGATCGAAAGGGAAAAAGAAATCCTATGTATGGATTAAAAGCTTGGAATGATGGTTTGACAAAAGAAACTAATGATATAGTTAAAAAAATATCTGAGGATAGAAAGGGTATGGAGTTTTCAGAGTATACATTGAAAAAAATGTCTGAGAGCGCTAGTATTAGGAAAATTCATGGTCATACGGGGTGTAAGCATTCTGAAGAATCAAAACAAATAATGAGAGAAAAAACAATTTTACGTTTTAAGAAAGGCTGTTTTCCTCAAACAAATAGTTTACCACATAGAAAAACAAGAGAAGTATTAGAGGAAATTTTTGGAGAAAAAGATAAGTTTTTTCAAGAAGAATTTAGATATGGAAATTTTGTATTTGATTTTAAAATGGAAAATTATTTAATAGAGGTTCAAGGAGATTATTTTCATTGCAATCCAAAAACTCGTCATGCAATTCCAAAAAATAAAATGCAAAAAAATAATTTTGAAAGGGATAAAAGAAAGCGTAAGTTTGTAGAGGATAAAAATGAATATAAGTTAATTGAATTGTGGGAATATGATATAATTAATAATATTGAAAATATTAAAAAATGTTTGAAGAGTTTGAAGAAATAATAGAATTACAAGAAATAGGAGAGATTGAGACTTACGATTTAGAGATAGATTCAAAATTTCATAATTATTACGCAAATGATATATGTGTTTCAAACAGTCATTCACTTTCATATTCATACTTAGCTGCTCAAACTTTATATTTAAAACATTATTATCCAACTGAATTTTATGCTTCTCTTTTGAATCATCCAAAAACAAGTGGTGGAAAGGAAAAGGAAGAGAAATGGGTAACGGGGACAATTTCATCCGCAATTTCAAAAGGAATAGAAATTAAACCCCCCTCCAGAAAATCAGGTTGGAAATGGACCATGACAGGAGAAAAAGAAGTCTCTATGGGATTTTCTGCCATAAGTGGTTTTGGAGACAAAGCATATGCCGAACTGATGAGTGAATTAGAAAAAATTAATAAAACATTTGATGTAGTAAATTTATTAGAATTTTTTGATCTCCCCCTCTCTAAGTTTAATAAAACATCATATGAGGCTTGTATAAAAGCAGGTGTATTTGATGACTGGTCAGAGTCTAGAGAGTACCTTGTTGAACTACGAAATAAAAAGAAAAAGAAGAAAAGTTCACAGGGTCAAATGGCACTCTTTGATATGAATGATGAATCTCTGATATCAAAGTTGGATACTTCACAACATCATACAACTACTGAGAAACAGATACAGATGGAATTTGTAGAGGTTTCTGGGTTTAATTTGGAGAAGATCAAGGAAATGGCAAGCATAAAAGAAATGTTAGCAAAAAAGGCAAAAAGAGTTATCGAGAGTATAATAAACTTTGATAATGATGACTATTACTTTTTTGTCTTGGAATCAGTAAGAGAAATGACAGTTTCTAGTGGCAGGAATCAGGGAAGTAAATATGCTGAATTGAAAGTGGGGGATGGTATAAACACCATGAGACTTCGTGTATTTGGTGGAATGTATCAGAAAATTAGACCCCATCTTGAAAAGGGTGGAGTTTATGTTTCGAGTTTTGTTAAAAGTGAAAAAGGATTTACAAATTTTAAAAAAAATGCAGGATTTAAAAGAGTATTTTGATAAAGAAGCAACAATTTATGTAGACATGGATGGTGTCGTTGCTAATTATTACAAGGCATACAGGGAAGCAATATCTCTATACCCAGAACAGGCCTATCCTCAGGCTCAATATAAATTTTTTGAAAATTTAGAACCAATTTATGGTGCAATAGAGGCAATGCGATTTCTTAATAAATATTTCAATGTTTTTTTATTGACAAGACCATCATTCAGAAACCCCCTTAATTACACAGAGAAGAGAGTGTGGGTTGAGAAGTATCTTGGTATAGATATGTGCAAAAAATTAATGTTAGCTCCAGATAAAACTGTAGTGAGGGGAGATTTCCTTATAGATGATAATGTTCACACGGGTTTATTTGAACCTGAATGGGAACATATACATTTTGGTTCTGAAAAATTCCCTGGATGGGTCAGTGTTATTTCATATTTAGATGAGGAATATAATTTAAAAAGACATTTGGACGGTGATATTATTAAATTTTTAGATAATGATTGAGATGTATACAGATGGTGCATGTAACCAAAAGACTCATGTTGGCGGTTGGGGGTTTTCAGTTTTTGAAGATAAGGTAAAAATTACAGAGAATTCTGGAAAACAAGAGAATACTACAAACAACCAAATGGAGCTGAAAGCTGCAATAGAGGCGCTCAGGTCATTTAAAAAAATACCACAGGCACTAACGCTAGGAAAATGTGTATTGTTTACAGATTGTGCTTATATGGCCAATGGAATAAATGAGGGCTGGGTTGATAAGTGGCTGAAAAATGGATGGGTCAATTATGATAAGCAACTGGTGAAAAATCAGGAGCTGTGGTTTATATTATATAATCTTGTTTCGGAAACAGGAATTGAGATGGTCAGGATACCAAGAAGTCATCCTGAAATAAGATATGTAGATCAAAAAGCTAAGAAACAAATTACAAGTTTACTAATTTAAATTGTTTCTTATTATATTTTAGTTTATTTTTGTAAAAATTAATATTGATATTATGACAAAATTATTAAAAAAAGAAATTGAACAATTAATTGAGAAATTAAAGTTAAATTGTTCCGTAAAAGAATTTGAGAATAAAGTTGATTGGACAGGGATTAGTTGTAATCAGAAGTTGTCTGAGGAATTTATAAAAGAATTTGAGAATAAAGTTGATTGGACATGGATTAGTTGTAATCAGAAGTTGTCTGAGGAATTTATAAAAGAAT